GGTGTTGAATAATGCTATACGTTCTCCACGCCTTTTTATTTGCCTGTATTGCCGTTTCGTCCGTTATAGTCAATGCGTTCGTTTCTATGTTTATAATCTTTCCGTCTATCGTTTTCAGCCATTTATAAATGAAAATCTTTTTGAATACGACAAAGACTAATAACATAAGCAAAATAGCGGTTACTTCTAATTTATATGCCGTTGTGCCTTGCTCTACGCTGCCATACTGTACCCATATGAAAACGCACGGTACAACAAGCATAAAGACAATCTGCAAAACAAAAAATAACCACGTTTTCCCTGTTCTTTTCATCGTCAATCCACCAAAATTTTATTTTCTGATTTCGTGCCCTGGGCTTCTTCGTTTGTTTCTTTTTCTTCCGTGTTTAATTTGACTTTAAGGCTGTTTGTCGTTTCCACTTCGGGCAAGTCAAGCATTTCCTTGATTTTTTCTTTGTACGCGTCAGGCGTGAGCTTAGATACGGCTAACGCTTCCGCCATTGCGCGGCAAAGATCCGTATTCGCTTTAATAGGTTCTATAAACTGCTCTTTAATGTCCGAAGCGATTTCTGCTCTAATCTTAGAAAACTCTTGTTTCGTGATTGTTTCAAGCGATACCGTGAGTTCGCTCGGCAACGCCTTTCTGAATCGGTCAATTGCTTCTGCGTTCGTGTCTTTAAACGTGCTTTTCATTTCTTTAAAGGCTTTTATGCCTTTGCAAAAAATGCTGATTAAGCCGACTAACGCCGTGCCTATCACACCCGTACCTAAATACGGCGCGACTGCTTGATAAATAGAATTAAAATCCATTTCCTTATTCTCCTTGTTTTATATATTATTTTTGCAAAAATATTGCAAATTTACCAATTTAATCGGAAAATAACGCGCTTATAACGCATTATTTTCCTTTAATGCACCAACGATTTCGGCAAGTTTGTTATGCTTTTCTGCAATGTCTTTATACGCTTTTTCGTATTTTTCTACGAATGCCGAAAAATCGCTCTTGTTGAGTTTGTTCACTTCCGTATCGGCTACAATTGCTTCTACGACGTCTAATCGATCGTTAAAAGATTTTACCTCTTCTTCGCCGTGTACTTCTCCGTCTGCTTCGATAATCTTTATAGGAAGTAGATTCCACGATTTAACCTTATCGCCGTTTAAGTACATATCAATTCTAACGGAAAGCCAACCCGAAAACAATACTTCTTCGGGGATTTCAAACGGTTGGGAGAGAGTTTTTTGCACTCTCTCCGCGCCGTTGCATAACGTTATAACCGATTCCGAAATGTCGTAAACGCTTTTAAACTTTAAAATGACTTTATCGTCTTTCCCGAACACAATCGGATTTTTATCCAAAAAATACCCGCTTGTTTTCGTAAGTTCTATCACCCTTTCCATTTTTTCACCTCCTGTTCCCATCTTTTTCATTATATCGTCCTCGCCGTGTTTTTGTCAATCGTTTTTACGTATTTTCAATATCATCCTCCCAACCGTGCAACGGCATATTTACAACTTTCTTCTTGATTTCTTTCGTTTCTTCGTTCCACTCGTTGACTTCTTTCTGCCCCTTAATCGCGTTGTAAGCCGTCGTGAAAGGATTTTCCGAGCGATTTACACGGAAAGAAACGTCGTACTCTTCGATTGGCGTCATAGTCAAGGCGCGTTCACGGCTCGTTTGTACGTTGATTGTCGCGTAACCGTCTTCGCCTTTTATTTTCAACGTTTTCACCACGGCGTAAGCCGTAGGAAGAGTAAGTCCGAGTTTCTTCGATTCGTAGTTTGTTTTTTTGAGCCCCATTGTTTTATATCTCCTTATATTTTTTTTAAAGTTCAATTGGATTATCTGTAATTGCTACATCATCAGCTGTTACTTCAAAAACTCGTCCACCTGCTTCAGGATCATTGTATACGAATACGGAACCACTTCCCTCAAAAGCAATAATGGAATAACTCTTTTGATTTCCATCGTAAAGATACCCTGTGCAGGAAATAGAACCTGATCCGATAACAGCAACAACTTCATCTAGGGTGGATATTTCCTCGTTATTGCTACGAAATATACTTATAAATGCTGTGAACGTGAATCCATCCTTCGTTCCTTCTAATCTCAGGTTGTGTTGGTATTTTGTCTGTGTTGTCGGTGAAATACTTGCAATCGCATCGTCCACGTATTTTTTGTTCGCACAAAGATCGGATGGCGAATCAGCTGTTAAATCACCAACTGAAAAATTCAAATTATTAGTTCTGATAGGAATAGAACCGTATGAAGCATCTTGATTAATATATTTCCATTCAAAAACTGTACCATCATAGTTTGTACCATATACAAACCCTTGATTAGAAATATTTTCTACTGGTAATCGCTTTGGTTCATAATTGTTATCTGCATATCCTTTATTTACAGCTTCATCATCGTTTTGAGGTGCAACTACTTTAACTCTACCAAAAAATCTTTGACACATATTACTCTTGTCTGCGGAAGGATATGTGTCTACTTCTACCCAAAGTACATTGCCATCTTGGGTTACTTGCGGCATTATATATGTAGACTGTGATCCGGGTATAGCTATTTTAATAAAATTCTTTCCTGACACTTCGATCTTTTCAGAATCTGCAGCCTTGTCGATTATAATTCCATCTGTACCGATTATAGGAAGATCTAAATCAATTGTCGCGTCATGGTTTCCGTCTGTATAAGTAAATCTTCCCGTAGAAGTTAATTGTATACCGTCTGTTGTATCGTACTGTACTGTTGTATCACCAAATGTAAGATCTGCATTTGTAAGAGAATTGATGCCATCGTCTTTCCCGCCATCAATGAATTTTACGCTTTTTTGTGAAGAATCTACCTCAGCTTTAACTTTATGCCCGTTTGTGAAATTACTATAAACATCTCTTGTTGCAATTGGTTGCAAATCGCTGTTATTTACGTCTACATTCCCATTGCTATCCAATTTGATGTCACCGACATAAGCAGTTCCAGAATTATCGTAGACAAGCCCACCGTCATTAGTTCCGTCGTATTTAGGCGTTATTAAACCTGCGGGCGAAGTCAATGCAGAAGTGTTATCTTTTGCTACGTAAATCAATTTGTCTGCGACTTTTAAAGTCGTTGACTCAATAACAGAAGCCTCTCCGCTTACGCTTAAATTACCTGAAACAATTAAGTTTCCTGTAATTGTTCCGCCGGTTCTATCTAATTTCTTTAACAGTTCGGAATCTGTATAATTACGCAAAGCCTTTTGCTGTCCGTAAGAAGCCGCGTCCTCATCAGATACAGCGTCAGAGGTTTTTACTCGCCCTGCGCTATCGCGTTTTACAATACTATTCGGCGTTTTCGTTACTTTCCCGTCAACATTAACGCTGATTTTTTCTTCGTTTTGTACCTTGTCGATAACAATTCCATCACCCGATACAATAGGCAATTCAAATTTCGTTGTAGGCTGTTCTGCGTTCCCGTTTTTGTGCGTTACAGTGCCTTTTGCTCTTACTGTAATGCCTAATTCCGTATCGTATTCAACAGTTGTATCTCCCGTGTTCAAGTCGATATTCGTTATATCTGTATAATTGCCTTGCACTGCATTAAGTTGCTTTACTGTCGCTAAATCATCATCTGCTACGCCGTCAGATGCTTTTAATTGCCCCGTGGATGTTCTTTGCGCGATAGTGTCTTTAACAGCAGCAGAAGATACAGAAGAAGCATCAACCTTGCCAGCCAATGCTGCATTAAATTGTCTTACGTTTACGGCGTTTAAATCTTCCGTTCCGTCTACTACGTTGATTTTCCCGTTGATATCACGCTTTACAATCGTTCCCGCCGTAGCGTTTTCGGAATATTCAATCGCGCTGTTATTTTTTAAGGCGATTTTGTCTTCATTCGTATTCGCCAAATACTCGTTAGGCAAATTCGCTATATCCTGTTTAATAGAAGACAACGCGTTCAGAATCTGCTCGTATACGTCGGTTGTAGGAGCTTCCGGCAAATCTCTTACAACGCCTTTTGCAATCGTTATTGCAACGGCTTGAGAGGTGATGAGCGGAACTTTATCCGCCGTCCCGGATTGATAAAATCCGAACTGCACTTTAAGCGTGCCTGCGTACTGTGTGATTGCGCTTTCAAGCGTGGTACTCCAAAGCGCCCATCCTTCCGGAAGATCCGCGTCATCAATAACTTTACCGTTATTTTCAAGTAAATAAGCACCCCACCGTTCGCCGTTCGGCAGTTCGTAATAAACATCAACAAGCATGCCCGCATTAAGCGGGGCTACAACGTATATTTTCCCCGCTTCTGCCGATCCCTGGTAAACCGTATCGGGCGCGCTCTTAATCAGTGTACCGTCTGCTTTTAAGAAAAAAATCATTATCGTTCTCCTTTTATATTGATTTCCGTACAGATAAATAAATTTTCGGATTGTCCTTTATTTCATCGTAACTTTTATTTACGCCTATATATAGCGTTCCGCCCGTCTTTATCGTTTGCGTCGTTTCGTTTCCGTCATCGTCAGATACGTTTATGACGGTATCGGTTTGTTTCGTAACAATGGCAAACGATTCGCAATCTTTTACGCTATCGTTTAAAGGAATAGTAAAATGAATACCTGAATTAAGTTCAGGAGTATCAGATGTTGAACTGATAATTCCAAGCGAAATACCTTCCGATAAATTCAATTCGCTGTTTATTTTGTTTAACCTCGATTTGAAGCCATAGGCAAGAAGAGGAATCGGAGAAGAATTTACCAAATGGCAATTTCTCATAAGTGCAGATCCTACGATAATATCTTCATCGTCGCTATAAGCCGCCAACTCATAAGAAATTTGCGGAATCTCCCGATTATCTTTTCTGTATTTCAAATCGGTTATTTTAATCGACGGTTCTTCGTATCTCGCTTTATTCGGCGTTTCCGGAATAGTTTTACCGTCCCAGTTCTCCAATACAGACGAAGAAAAATCAATGTCAATGTAATAAAATCTTCCGAAATAATCCCCGTAAGGAACGTATTGCCCCCACACGACTTTATTTCCGTCGGTTCCGTATTCTTGCGTTTGTTCTCCCGCACTGTAGTTATCTTCAAAAGAAAAAGTAAACACCAAAGAATTACCAAAAGAAGAAGATATAACGGGTAGCGTAATATCGGCGATCTGTTCTTTGCTTTTCGTTTTCGTTTTTATCCTTGCTAAGGTGATCGAGGAGTTTTTTATTCTACGATCGAAAACCATAAACTCTATTGGTGAAAAACATATATTCGGATCGTTTCCCGCCGGATCTGTCATGCTGACCTTCAAGTATTCGGTATATATAGACTGTCTTTCCTGACTTTGCTTTTCGGATACTTCCCACATTCGTTTATTTGATGATATTCCGACATATTGAGAGAGTCGGTTAAAATCCTTTGATAACCCTATCGTGCATTTTATCACGCTTTGCAATATTTCCACGTAAACAGAGGAAATATAGTAATATTTATCAAATAAGTACCCTACTTTCGGGATATCGGATAAATAGGCGAGATGGTATGTATAGGTCTTTTCTATATTTCCCAATCGAGCGACAACGCCTTTCAGATTCTCCCCGTAATATCTCGTTTCGATAAGGTTTTCTCCCTGATTGTAAGCGATTGTGCGAGGTTCTCGCCCACTCGTCAAAGTCGGCTTTATCGTACGAATACGCGCGGAATAAATAGGCGTATATTGAATCTGAAAACCGATATAATAAAGATTCGTTCCGCTTATATCGATAGTAGAATCACCGCTCGCCGCACGAATAATATTTACAATCGCAAATTTACTAAAATACTGCGATACGGGATCTTCCTCTTTATAGAATAATCCTTTTATATTTTTTTCGCCTTGCCTGTAATAAACGGCAAATGCTTTTGCGTTCGGGTAATATCCTTTATTTGATTTTAAAAGACCGTAATCCGCTTCTTCGTAAACATACGGCGTTATATCGTAGTTTACTGCATTCCCGTTTACATTTAAAACGATTAGTTTTTGGATCTTATAAATCGGCAAACTTGTCGGAATAAACGTAGAATTCTCTTGCAAAAATCTCGCGGAAACGGTTTCCGTTCGTAAAGTTACAGAAGCCATAGATCCGCGTGCCGGCTCGTACGCAACGCCCTGCGCGAAATCCAACTGATTCACAAGATTATCCGCAGAACTGTCGAGAGATGTGCACCATTCGTTTATATCCGATTTTAACTTATATCCTATATAATTCTTCGAGGAAATATTTGATTGTTCTTTGCTTCCGTACTCGTCAAACATAATAACATTTTGACTTGTATCGTCTTTCAAACGAGGTTCTGCGTGAATAAATCCTCCAACGGTTCTCAACATTTCACGCAAGGTCATTTTTGTAAACGTAAATTCTGGCGCAAGGATTTTATCATACTTTGCTTTTTGCGTTTCGTCAAAAGAAAATCTGTTTGTTGCTCTATTCGGCTCTAACGTGTCGAAAATCCTATCAACTGTATCGGATATAGTGAGTTTTTTGGGCGCAATAGAATTTCCTTTTTCGGGCACTACTACGTATATATTCGTAGCCTTTACACACCAAAATGGCGGTGTAAAAACGCCGCTCGCCTGTTTAGTTGCGACATAAAAATAATATTCTACCGAATATACTTCCGGGGGTAAATTTAATAAGTTATAATCTATAAGCATTAGCTTATCGTCTGTTACGTTTTCTATCTCTTTCCCGTTTAAAACAGTTACCCTGTTAAGTTTAAAAATCCCGTCAACGATTACGACTTTAATTGTGCTGTTGTATACTTCATTGTTTCCCGACTTACAAACTACTTTTTGAAATATTTTTCCTGCCGCTAACGTAAATTCGGGAGAAGTTTCGCCAAAATCATATACCGCATTAGGCAAAGCATGCGTAGATCCGTGCCAATTTGCATTGATAGTATATATAAGTGTTTTTCCGAATCCTGTGCTTGTCGATAACCCTGGTATTGAAATCGTTTTGTTTTGTGCGGGGCTTTTAAAGTAATTTGTTCCCGTTATATTCGTTTCCGAAGCGGCTTTTAATCCGTCGGGGGTATTTTCTATATCATATCCGTACCACGAATAAAAGTTTGATTTAGGCTCTCCGTAAACGGTTGACGTCGGATTCGTAAAAGTTATGCTGTCTCCTATAAATCCCTCTAAAAACTTCGTACGTTCGATTAAATAAATCTCGTGTTCAAATCTTCCGCTTCCGGGAATAGTCTCGATAGCGTTATCGCTTGCCACGATGAAATATTTTACATATAACTGCGTAAACGTTCCGTTCTCATAGACGGCTTCCATATGCCCGTCGGAAGATTGATATTTATCCGTAAGGCGTTCCGTAAAGCCATAATCCGATACCTTTAAAATATTTCTCGCCATTTCCGAACTATATGCCGCTTCGGGCGCATTGGTAATATTTACACGCACTAAAGTTTGAGGCTCGAAATACGGCTTATCGATATACCGTAACGTTATATTCACCTCGTCGAGACGTTCGTCAAGCAAATTTCCGAGTTTTACGGGAGATACTACATATTTTGAATAATCCACACCGCCAATATCGATTTTTATTGTATTCATTGTTCGTAGTTTCCTCTGCTTCCTCTCGATCCAGCGCGAATCATGTTCATGTTTATCGTCTGATTTTCGATAGATTGCTTCAAGTCAATCGTTCTTTGCGCCTGGCTTGTGCTTTGCGCAAAACCTATTGCTCTTGTCAAAACACTTAATCCGGCGGCAGAAGCCGCGCCTACAGGTCCGCCGACAATAAATCCCGCGACTGCAGATCCTAAAACGCTTAAACCAATAGAGCCTATTTGCATTTGCAAATCTACTTTTTGCTGCAAGTCCTTGCATCCCGTTCTGAGTTCTACCGTGTTTGCTTTATACAACAATTCGCTTTTTGCAATAGACACCGATTCCCTTACGACAAAACTTTTAGCAAGAGTTTTTGCTACTCCTTTAACCGTTATATTTCCGCTTTTTTGGTCAGAAGCCGGCTTGTTCTGCGTTCCCGCAGTTCCAGGAGAAACGGGCGCTACGGGAGAAGTATTCCCGCCGCTGTCGTTTGTTTCGTTTCGTATGATATATTCGTAAGTTGCCATGTATCACCTCATTGCACTTCTTCCCACAACGTCGAAGTATATTCCCATGCCGCGCCGTTCGGCAAGATCATCAAAGAGTCTTTTTTTATATCCGGAAGCGTCACGTTCCCGTTTTGCACTGGGTAAAAATCGTACTCTTCGGAAGAATTTCCGCATAAAAGCATGTACGTTGTATTTGCGATATACCGTTCGTTATACGAAGTTATATTCTTTGTTGCTCTGTATATTTTGTAATAATGCGGATCAAAAGAAATAATCCCGTATTCTTCCTTCGTCTCGTTCAGTTGTAGTTTTTGCCCGACGTTCAGAATTCCGCTTGCCGTTGCCGTCGATGACGAAAAAATAATCAACTTATATATCGTTTTATCCCCGGCAACAAATCTTGCGACATGCGCTCTTCCGTTCGATCCGTTTAACAGGAAATCTTTCACAGACTCGTTAAACGCCATCAGAAGCGACGGAATCTCTATTCCGCATGAGAATGTATCGGCAACGACAAGCGTGCTGGTAGACCGTCCTCTGTTCGCGTAAACCGTTGTTTCCTGCGTAGTTTGACGTTGAAAAGACATAGAAGAATACGGCAAAATATTTTCATCGATATAGATCTGCCACCGCCTGGAATTATCTCCGTTTTCTATAATGTTATAAAATCCTTGAATCGAAAACGTAAAACAATCTCCGAGTTCCGGAAGTTGTTCCCTGATTCCCGTATCCGCAAGCGTAAGAGCAACGGAAACATCGTAATTATCCACTTTAAAATAAAGCGTTCTTGCCGCAATATCGTCAAGGTGTTTTCTGATTTGCTGTATATAATCGTTATTACCGATTTCTATAAGTTCGCTTTCCGTCGTTCCGTCCGGTCGGTGAATCGTCGAATACACGCTTTCTTCATCGTCTTTGCACGGAACAACCAAAACAACTTCGTTCGTCATCGTTGCCACGATATATCCGGCATCCGTTTCTGCATCACTTATAAACACATTCGATATGTCGGACGAAACATTGGAATAAATTCCGTTTACTACAGTCGTTACGGTATTTCTATTGCGAAAAGCCTTGGTGAAAGTTCCCGTATCGGTAAAAATTTTATAGACAATATTCCCCGTTAAGTTTTTATTCAGTTCTTCCTCGAATTTCTCTGCAAGCGTTTTTAACTCGATCATTTTTTATTTCCTCTAACGAATAATTACCTCTGCCAAACTGTTACGGAATCTTCGTTGTATTCTATTATTTATTACTTCTGCACCTTTATCCCACCATCCTTCATTCGGGTTTTTCTTACCTCGCCATTTCGGACTGATCCACGGTTCGTTCGTATAAAATACGTACGGCGCGATATACTCATCAACCAATATGTGACAGGTCTTTCCGCCGTCAGTATAATACATTTTTACTGCGTTATAGCGCATATTCCCCGTATCGATGGGCGTTCTTTGTTTCGTATCGAATAATAAACCTGCGCAGAATGTCTGAAAGGCTCTGTCTGTCATTGAATCCCCCAAGGATTATCTTTCCCTATAAGTCGAATCGTTTTTTCCGTTTGTGCCGTCTCTACAAAAAAACGCAACGCTTGCTTGCTTTGCTCCGCTTGAACGTTCTCTAAAACAGATACAATTTGCCAAAATTGCCCGTCTTGCGTTACAATATACTGCTTTTCTTTAAAGTCGATTGCCGAACGCGTTTTAATTGCCGTGCTTTTTCCCTCGACTAATAACGTGCCTATAATGGTGCGATATTCTCTGCTATGCGGGTCTAACATTTCATAAGTGAATTTTTCCCCGCTGTCTGACGGCTCAACGGGGCGGCGTTTATAATACGTTCCCGTTAAGTATTCCGTGTCTTTTTTAGAACACATTTCACTTAAAAAATCCATTTCAGCACCCCATTGAGATATTTATCACCGACTTCCCGATTTCGGGTATAATCTTTTCAAAAATACACTCTAAGCCGTCACTTGCGTATAATGCCCTTTCGTCTCTTTTCGTGCTCAAAGATAAATCGCCTACCGCTTTTACATAAAAGCACTGCTCTATCATCGCTTCTTGAATTATCTTTCGCCCCGTTTCCGTCGTTGCTATAATTCTGTCCTGTTCTTCCTCAAACCCGTATTCGTGCATTTTTCTGTAAGTCAGCATTGATACACGGTTTAAAAACGCGTTTACGCCGTTCCCGTTGTCTTTTGCAAGTACGTTTAAATCAATTCCTAACTGGTCTAATACCGCTTTCGTTGTAAGTACATACCGCCCAGTGTTTTCGTCAAACGTCATATAATCCGAATTGTAAGGTTGTATAAACATATTTGCACCTCGTGGTTTATTATGGTGGTAGGTTGTTGCGTACAACCTACCAAAACGTATTAAGAGGGTAAAACAAATGCCTTCTGTAAGTGGTGTCGGCTTTTAAACCTGTAAAAACCGACGAAAACAGTTTTATACCGTGTAGGTATAAGTTCCGACTTCGGACGGTGCATAGCCCGACTTAACCGCAAAAATCTTAATCGTCTTTGTCGCATCAATCGTGATACCAGCCGACGTATATTTCGTGCTCGATTTCGTAGGCTCATCGCCGTTCGTCGTGTAGTACATATCCGCGCCTGCCGTTGCACAAGTGAATTTCACAACTTTATTCGCCGTTACTTTTCCTGCGGGCGTATCAGATACGGGTGCCGCGACGTGTTTCAAGCCGCTCTGAATATTATCGCCGTTGGGCTTCGGTACGTTCGCAACCTGCTTGTAACCGATAATCTGTCCGCCCTCATTGAATACGGGAAGAACGATTTTATCCATTGCTGCAACCGATTTCGGCGCGATAGGATATTTCCTGGTATCTGCCGTAAAGCCAAGACCGGCAACGGTTCCGGTCGTAAGGTTGTTATCGCCAATCACTACCGATTTACGGAACGCTTCGTGCCCCCAAACGTTCAAAGGCTGCGCCTTAACGCCGCGCACTTCGTTTGCATCGATAATTTTAACGCCAAGGTCAACGATGCGCCCAAGCGCGGTGGCTTCAAACGAAACCGCAATAGCGTACACGTGCGACAACGCTCCCGCCGACAAGCCGAGGTATTTTTCTGCCAACGTCCAAATATAATCGGGCGCACTCTGCCAATGGAAGCCAAGCGCGTGTCCTTTGTAGCCCGTGCCGACGTAGCCTTTGCTCTCGAATTTCGCGTCCAAATCGTATTCGCGAAGCATTTCCTGCGCAAGGTCGCTGCCGTTGAGGATAATACCCGATTTACGATTGAATACCTTATTGATAAAGGTAGGTCTGCCGATAATCGTACGCCCCTCGGTCGAATACGTAAACGCGCCCTGCGCTTGGTCTCCGTTATCGAGCACCGCGTTGATGTCATTGCAAGCCGTCGCATACGCGTTATCCGCGTCAAGGTCTGCAATCTGATAAAGGTTTTCGCCGCCGTTCAAAGCACGGAAGAACGCATACGCGATGATTTCCGCAAGAGTAGAAGCACTTCTATCCTGCGTAACGGATTTTGAATACGAAGCGATTTTCTTCGCCATAACGTCAAGCGGCAAATACTCTTTTCCCAAATCCGGGAAAAGCATAGACTGGTCGTTTACCTGGTTAAGGTAAATCATAAATTCGTCGTTTGCGGGAAGCAATGCGGGGTTCGTGTTAATCACGCCGGAATTGCCGTCCGTGCCGTTTCTGCCGCCGTACGATACGGTTCGAGAAGTGGAAGGAAGCGGCGTATCAAGCATAACGCGCAACGCGCCCGCTTTCCTGTCGGTGGAATACTTGCCCGTTACGGACTGCCCGTCGCGGAAAATTTCCTGAATGTAGATAGCTTCCGCGATTACGTCGGAAAGTTCTACGTTTACCATACTTCCGTCAAGGTAAAAACGACCGTTCGCGTCCTGCTCGGTTGCGCCCATACCCATAAGGGCGGAAGTAACAAATTGTTCTACGTTTCCATAAGTGGAAATAACTTTACTCATTTTCTTTTAATCTCCTTATTTTTATTTTTTAAAATGCGTATTTTCTTTCAAGTGCCGTAAGTTCTTCGCTTGCTTTTTTGTCCGCTTCTTTCGGATTTCTCATACTTTCGCCGAGTGCCGCTTCGATTCTGTCAAGACGTTCTGCAATTGCCGCAAACATTTTCGCGTTATCGTCTTTCGGCTCTTCTTCCGTTTCGGTTGGCGCGGCGGGCGTTTCCGTTTTCTCGGGTTCTTCGGTTTCTTCGTCAAAGTAATCTTCTACTTCGTCAACGTCTTTGCCTATTTCTTCCGATTCCTCGTCTTCTTCTTCGCCTTTCTCGTCTGCTTTTTCGTCCGTGTCAGCTTTCTCTTTTTCTACTTTATCGATTTCCCTTTCGTCCTCGGCTTTGTAAAGGTCAGCTATTTTATCGCGTACCTTTTCTTTTTCTTCGTCAGAAAGATTGTCGATACCTTTCAAAATATCGTCAAGCGTGATTTTTTTACCGAACATACCTTATACCTCCTGATTTATTTTTTATATACTTACGCGCATAGGATAATACGCACGTTCGTTTTCTTTGCTGTATCGCTTATATTCTTCGTAGGCTTGTTTTGCCATTTTACGATACTTTATATATTCTTTACTCTTAGCGTATTTCGTCATCTCTGCTTCCGCTTTCAATTCCCTAACGCGCCTTTCCATTGCCCTTTGCGTTTGCGTTATAGAATATTCTTTCTTGCGCTCGCTTTCGCTTACGTATTCAGGAACTTGCCCTCTGTAAGGCGTTAGTTTATGGCGGCAATTAAATCCCAAAAGACCGTTCTGATACGTTCGCCCTGCTTTCGTTGTGTATCTATCTCGCGGGTTATTCGTTGCATATTCAAGCGGAACGTATTTTATTCCGTCTATCTCTCCGCTCGTTCCGTCTAACGAATATAACCGCCCTTGATACGGCGCGCAACGCTCAGAACAGTCAGCGTGAGTTGAGCATAACACAAGTTTTTCTCCGCTTGCTTTCAACTCTTTTATACTGTCTTTATGATCCTGATAACGTACTTCCATTTCCGCAAGATTCCGTAAGGAATTGCGCCCTGTGTAGTCGTTCGGATCAAGTGCTTTTTCAGCCGCTATCTTCGATAATGTAGGTTTGATTTTCTCTTTCCATATATCTCCGTAAAACCTTTGCAACGGAACGCCTTTATTTACCGTTTCAACGCTTTTCCCCGTAAGCCGTTCTATATCGCGTTGTATCTCTGCTCTCGGTAATCGCTCCGTCAATACCTTTTTATCCGGTTCTCCGCTCGCGTTTATTCGCTTTGAAATAAAAAACAATACTTCGGGCGTTATTCCGCTATTATGCCACGCGTTTTTTTGTCTGTTCGCGTAATTCGTCAACGATAATACTGTATCGCGCTTTAATCTCGGTATATCTATCGACTTTAACGCGATTTCGATTATCGATTTTAACGCCTTTTCTGTATAAACTCTTGAATAATTATATAAATATGCGCGTTGTATCAATAACCGAATATCATTCTGCGCGTTCTCTATCGCCAACGCCGATTTGTTCAGTTTGTCTTTCGCTTCCGTCATTTACTCCGTCCCCGAAATAGTCTTTATCGTCAAACCCAAAACCGCCGAAATTGTCCTGCTTTGTTTTGCTCGCTTGCTCTTCTTCTATCTCTTTTGCCCACGCTTCGATTTCTTCTTCCGACAAGTCCGCCCAACGCTTTTTAAGGTATCGCCTTAACGGTATCGTTCCCGCCTGATAGTCTTGCAATAGCTCTTGATTTTCCGTTGAGCTATTCACGCCCGCTCTGCCGAAATTGATTTCTACGCTGTCCTTAAATCCGTAAAAATGCGCTATGTCGGTAAGCATTTGATTGAGAGGAGCTCTCGCTAATTCTCTCTTCGCGTTTACAGTGCTTTCGGTCGTGTCCTGCTCGCTTCTGACTTCCGTTGCCGTTTTACTCGTGTTATAAGTCAGATGATTTGCAAGCGTTGAACTTGACAATCCTACCTTACTCGCAAGCAATTCTAAATCCGCGTCTCTGATATACTTATGCGCTTCACCACGCAAGTCAGCTTGCACAAACGTCGGCTTTATCGGTTCGCCGCTCGGTGTCATAACTTCCGTATAAAAATCGTCTCTTAACTGCGGTTCTTGTATCGCTTCCGAGAAACTTATGCCGTCTGATACGTTCACTCTTCCTATGTTTATCGTTGCGCCAGCCATTTGCTTAGGTATAAGCACAATCGACTTGCCTTTATACATATCGACTTGCGCCTGCGTGTAGTTATAGTCAATCGAATAAAGCACGTCAAGTGCCGTATAAAGCGAAGAATCGCTATAACCGGGCATATCTGACATTGCCGCCGCAATCGCTTTGTTTTTGATATTATACACGCCGATACCGTTTATTCCGTTCGGCAATTCGTACCACGTATTGATTTTAATATGTCCGTACGTGTATTCAAACTGCGTTCTTATTTCGTCTGGTATATCTTTAACGGCATCGCTTGTAAACGTTGGCGAAGTAGTCAAAGTGCCTTTTGCAAGCTCTATCTTGTAATATCCTTTGCCTTTCAGCACTCTCCGCCTTTCTTTTGCGTAATACGCACTTTCGCCTGCCGTAAACCTATTAAAAATAAGGCAATTCGTAACGTCTCCGCGCCGATTGATTTGAAATATACACCTATCAATAGGATATGACGAAACATACGCTTCTCCGTCAACTGGCGTTATAACCATTAACGCATTACCGCCTGCCGTGCTATGCCAAAACATACGGTAAATCTCGTTTGCAAGGTGTGTTTTCTCTTGCCACTCTTCCATTGCCGCTTGCGTTCTATCTTCCCTGGCTTCCAATCTAAAACCACCGCTTAAACACTCGCGCGTGATTATCTCGCAAACAGTATATCCCATTCCCGTTGAGAAAAAGTCTTTTTGGTGCAACATAGGCACAAAACCCCTGCTCCACTGCAAGCACTGCCGCACGAAAGAGGTGTAATATGTCAAATACGGTTCGGGAATTAAATCAAGGAACGCGCTATCGTTGACAACGTTCTGCATATTCTGCCAACGCGCGCGAAACATAGGCGCGAATAATTTTCTACTCGGCGCATTTATAACCGCTGTGTTTGTCTGTGCAATTGCCATATCCTTACCTCATTGTCGTTTGTATCGGCATATCGTATATGAGCTTCGTGCCGTATTCCAAACTGTCTATCGTATCGTCGCGCTGTCCTTTCTTCACCGTGTTCGTCTTTTCATCGAATACGTAGTTCTCTATATCGCTCATAAGTTTTTCCGCGCTATCTTCGTCAGGCTCACCGTCTACGTGGAATAATAGCACTTTCTCTTGTAACATACTTCTTACGCGCTTTATATCGCCCATAATCGACTTATTCCGAACTGGCATACAATCTTCCGTTCCGCCTGTATCTGCTACAAACTGATTCATCAGGTTTTGTCCTGCTTCCGCACACTCGAAGTTCCACCGCCTCGGAACGTATCTTAAAAACCCGAATTTCGTCAAAAGCCTTTCAAGGTATCTGATTAAATCCCTCGACTGCGCGCTCGGTGCTTGCGCTCCTGTCTTTACGGGGTCATTCTCAAAGCAACCTAACACTATCGCAAGTCCGCTATACATTATCGCTATCGGTGTTACGCAAGTGCTGTCGTAAATACTTCCCTCGTCTACGCCAAGGATAAGCTCCATAACTCTATCGCCGTTGGCTAAATGCGTGTAAATATTTGTGCAATGCTTTTCGCGCCTGAATTGCGGATAGACAAGCCCGTTTGTTGCGGTTACTTCTCCCATATATTCATATAGATAGTAGTTCAAATCGCTTTGCTTGTCTTTCAGTATTTCGTCTACAACGTCTTGCGATAATAGCTTTCGTATGTCTTTCCACGATGAATATATCTCTATCGCTCTTCCCTCGCGTATAAGCTTTGGGAAATACACGTTCGCAAACTCTGCCCGAAAGGGCGGCGGATTGTATATGTATATCCATTTCGTAGTATCGCCTAACATTCTCAATAAGGTCTTTTCGCAGCCCTTGACTTCAAACTCGTGTTCAAGCTCTTGCGCTTCGTCGTGAATAAATCTATGCACATATCCCTTTTCAAAGTCTAATCCTTTCGTTCTATGCTCATCTCCGCCTGTCGCTACAAACCTTATTATGTTCCCGTTCGGTTTAAAGATTATATCTCCCGTTCTCTTCGGAATATGGCAATACTGCGCTATTCCAAACCTTTGCAATTCCTTTTTGACTGTCGGGAACGTTGTTTTGCTGAATTTGACGTCATCGGCTCTTGCTACTACTATATTAGCTCCGGGTATCGTTATATATCCCTCTAACGCTTCTTGAATAATAGTCGTTGTCTTTCCGCTGTATCTTCCGCCACGTGCTATTATTCTATGCGTTCCGTTCTCTTTGTTCGTCTTTAATAACGGAGCAAAGTTCTTCGGTATTATCGGGTTATACTCTATAACGCTACTCATTATCCGTTTCGTCCGTCAGGTCTTGCACCTTTCTTTCAATAACCACCTTTACAGTATTATCGATTGAGTTATCCTCTCTTTCAAGGTATAGACTTGCAAGGTCTTTAATTCCCGCAATACAGTCCTTAAAACTTGCTTTGTCTATCTTGTCTTGCAACTTGTCAAGCAACGCTTCTATAATGTCTTGCGTTTGTTCTTTCTTACTCTGAATAAACGCTGCCATTGTCATAGCTTGCTCATTTGTTACTTTTTGTAAACTTTCGGCAACTTTCTCTTGTTTCACTTGCTTTGCAAGTGCTTGCCTTGAAATGTTATACTCTTTTGCTAACGAAGCAATACTCTCGCCCGCTAAGTAACGAGCGATTACTGCTTGTCGCTGTCTGCTCGTCAATCGCGCCATTTTAACACCTCATTTATTTACCGCCTAAGTCTTTTAATACGCTTGTTGTTGGCGTACTCCCCTGCCGACTTTTTATCAGATTGCTTTTCTTCTTCGGTAAGTCAATCCAATAATATACTTTATTATGTTCTTCGACTGAAAAACCTTGCTGTTTTAAATCGTTTAAAATAGAGTTCCTGTTCTCTTTCGGGATTTCAGTATATAAACGATTTTTCTTATCGTTTAAAAACGGAATATTTTCGTTTTTCAATTCAACGCCGTGGCGGTGCTTTATATAACTTATAAGGTCATCTTTTGTCTTTATATCTTCTTTACGCTTAATTACGTTTTCGGAAGTATTTTCTTTTGAATTTTCATTTTGCGGTTGCTTTTCGTCCGCAGTTTTCCCCCAATGCTCTTTTTCGGCTTCCGCTTTCGTCTTGCCTGTTTTGTTCTGCCAAGCTTCCCACGCTTCGCGAGGTGTCATTCCCTCTGTGTTTATTCCTACGCTTTTACATAAGCCATAAGGCAACGAATAACGATTGCCGCCGTTCGTTGCTTCTTCTATGTCTATTTCGGGAGTATCGTATTTCTTTTTAATACGCTCTAAATCAGCCATAATATCACCTCATTCGCTTTTATTATACCATATATTTTTTAATTGTCAAGCATTTTGACAAAAAGTTTTAGCGCGGATATTTCACCGCGCTTTTTTATCTCGATTTTATAAGCTTTATTCGCTTTTTAAGCGTTTCGTAGTATTTATATGCAAACTTATGCTGTTTTAATACCAATCTTCTCTCTTTACGAGGCAAATCATCGTATTGCTTGTAAAGCGTTATAAAACTTATAAGCAGAAATGCTTTTTCTTCTGCTTCCGTAAGTTCCTTTTCTAAATTTCTTAAATTTTGCATTTCAAGCGTTGTCATTTTTCTACACCTTTATCTTCTATCGTTCCCCTTTGTAAGAACGACTAAATTGTTATCCCGAACGGCGCAAACGATTATATAATAATCTCCCAATCTCTCACCTATTAAAAGATACCGTCTTTCGCCGTCTTTCGTATAAGGAATAACCTCATAGCTATCCATATTCCTATACTTTGAAACGTAATTTTCAATATTGTATTTATCCTCTTCCGTAAATTCCATTTTATTCTTCTGCGTTACTGTCTGTGCGGTATTTGCTTTCGCAAACGCCGCAATAGACAAACAAAACGCTATAAGAATTAAACTAATCAAAACGCATTTTAAAAACTTCTTAATCTTCATTTTTTCACCTCTTAAAACGGAATATCATCATCTTCAAGAATCGATTGCTGATACGGCTTTGTTTGTTTTTTATCAGTCTGTTCTTCCTGCTTTTTATCTATCGGTGATAAAAACTCTACTTCGTTTGCTTGTATTTCAATAACCGTTCGTTTTACGCCTTGATTGTCCTCGTAAGTTCTCTGCTGCAATTCTCCCGAAACGCAAACCTTTTTACCTTTCACAAGGTATTTCGCGCAACTTTCTGCAATTCCGCGCCACGTTCGGATATTGAAAAAATCGACTTGTCTTTCGCCGTTGCTATCCGTATACGAACGGTTTACCGCGATTGTAAAATTGCAATAATAAATATTGTTTTTTGTTACGCCGTGTTCTGTGTCTTTCGTTAAGTTCCCGATTAAAAATACTTTATTCATCTGACTTCCTCTTTATTATTTTTATTCCTTTCTTTAAGTTCTTTTATCATCGCTTGATAGCGTTTGCATAACCGGTAATCGCCTCTGCATTTCGGCAAATCGCAAGTCAAGCATATCTCTACTTCATCTTTTACTGTATGCGGCTTATAGCAATCAATTTTTGTTACTTTAAACGCGGTAGGGGCTCTCGGAGTTATTCCTCTCATTATGTTCTGTTTTGCTTTAATCATTTCCCCACCTTTAATCGTTCGATTTCTTTATTCAGATACCAAACGGCTTTTTGCAAGTCCTCGATTTCTTTCGTCTTGTCTTTCTTTCCCGCCCTCGATATATACTTAATCGCGTTCCCTCGGCAAAAATTAAATCCTTTATCTTGGATATAATCAATTACTTCTATTTTCCCGTCAGTATAATGCGCTGGGTGGTTTACGTTATCGTTTGCTTCCATATTCTCACCTCTTTAATTTATATATTTTCATAATCGTTTTATCGATAGGAATACCGCCATTTATATGATACTTTTCTAAAAACGAATTTATTCCTATCGCGTGTATCTCCGTGTGGTGTTCTCTGCATAGGCTTAATGCCTTTCTTCCCTCATGCTGCACTTCCGTTCGGTCGTTTCCCATTCCTACGCTATCTACGTGGTGTAAGTCAGCTTTCTTTCCGCAAATACAGCACTTCTTGTGTATCAAGCACATATAAACGTAATTGTCTATATCGTCAACATAATTTAAAAGCGAATATTTCAAAGGAACGTCGTTTTCAAGTATAAAGTTTATAAGAAACTTTTGAAACTCTGCTATAAGGCTCATAGGCGCATTAGAAAGGCTGAAAACCTTTTCGGCAAGCGTATCTATTTTATCCGCCCAAAATTCCATTTTAAACGCTTCTTTTATGTCCTGCGTGCTGCTTCCGCTCCATTCGGCTATTGCATTTATCAAAGAATAACACATTCTTCTTTGCTTGTCTGATAGCTTTCTGCCGTCAATAAAATCAATGTAACACTCTTTTATTTCACGGTGTGTCATCAAATACAAGTCCGACTGCGCAACGATTGTTACAACCCCGTTTTCGTCAATGTCAATAATTTTACCCTTTTGTATCATTTCAAATAATATTCCTTTATTCTGCACTTTTCGCCGTATCTGTTTTCTACTTCAAGCCAACGGTCGGCAATATCTATTCCGCGATTTCTAAGGCGATGAATACAGCTCGATAAACGATATACGCCGATTTCACTAAAAGCGGAATACCCGGTTATACCTTTATGCTCTTTTAAATACGTATGCACTCTGAAACATTGATTTTCTTGTTTTGTCATTTCTTTCCCCCTTTCATTTCATTTAAAAGTTTGTTCGCATAAGCGTATGCTTTAATGTTCGTTCGGATAATGTTTTTTACGTAAGTAGCTTTCGGCATTTTCTGACTGATTAGCTCCAAAAACTCTTTAATGTCTTTATCCGTTGGGTATAAGTCGATATAAAATCTCTCAACCTTGCTTGCCTTGTATTTCTTGTCATATCTCTTTTTTGCTTCCGTCTGCTTCATAATATTCCTCGTTTTTTGTTATTTCTTCTTTCCGTTCGCAATATTGGCACTCTCGGCTACGGCTAACTGCCGTAGCTTTTTTCTATTCTCTCTTTTGCCGTCTGAAAGTAATAATTGTCCGCTTCGATACCTATAAACTGTCTGCCCGTGTTTTTGCATGCAATGCCTGCGCTTCCCGATCCCATACAGTTATCCATTACTACCTCACTCTCTTTCGTATAGGTTTTAATCAGATATTCGAGAAGAGATACAGGTTTCTGTGTCGGGTGAACAGCATTCCTATCTCTTGAAAACTTCAATATATCCGTCGGATAGTTTGCGTAATGCGTAACATATTCCGTATTTGAATTGAGTTTGTTATTGCCACCGTATCCTTTCCTGCTACGCCACGTTGAATTCGGTCTGTTTCGTTTCACTTGCTCTTTTTGAATAAGTCCTTGCGGGTAATACCGTATCGGCAGTTTGCTCTTACTTCCCACCGTCCCTTTGCTGAAAACAACAATATCTTCAAACAGGGACAGCGGCTTATAGTTGCAATTCAAAAATCCCGTAGGACTTTCTTTTTCCCATATCAGTTTGTAGCGAAACATATCCGTGTTGCTCTGAATGAGTTTGCTCGTGAAAGGCTCATTCCCGAATAAGCAGACGATTCCGTCCGGTTTCAGCAAGCGGTTGTACGCTTTCCAAAGTTCCGAAAGGTCAATCTCTTTGTCCCATTTATGTTTCGTCTTTCCGCAGCCATACGGCAAATCACACAAAATAAGGTCAACGCTTTCCCCCGGAAACTCTTTCATCACCGTCAAACAGTCACCGTGATAAAGTCGTAATTTGTTAGAGCGACTGCTCAATAATCTTTCCGTTTGTTTGCTATCTACATAGTCGTAAATAAATTGTTCTATTTCTTCAATCTGCTCTTCTTCGTTCATCGCTCATAATCCTTTAAAAGTTCGTCGATTCTATCAGACATAATGGACGGTATGATTTCGTCAAATTCGTAGAAAAATTCCATTTTTACCTTTTCCGCAAACTCTTTTACTGCCTGCACCTTATATTGCTTTAATTCGTCTTTCGTTATCACAGCGCAATTATCATCGATTTTGCGATATCCTGCGTTGTAAATGGATTCGGCATGAGCATACGCCGCAAGGCACGGTTCAATTACGTTTTTACATTTTTTAGAAATCTCAAAACGATCTTTACAAGTGTTGCAAATAGTTCCCGCTATTTCTTCAATCTGCTGTTCTTTGTTCATTCTCTAATTCCTCCAACGTTTTCAGCTATTACAATCCGAAAAATAATTTTAAATTAGAATTTTTTTGTTCTAAATCTTCTAATTTATAAACCCAATTTGTTTTGATTATTCGTTCGAGATAATCGGCGTTGTATTTTGGATTGCTTGAAGTAACTGAAAAAGGGCGCCCTAACTCTTTACTTCGGATAAGTTCCGTTTCTCGCATTTTTTCAATCATAAAGTCAAACTGCGTAGGGTAATATTTGAAAAGATACGCGTAGTTTAACTTGCTTGACATAGGGCAATACATACACCCGCAACGCTTTTGTGTTTCATAATAGTGATTGAATATCGGTTGCGTTTTTGCCCACGCTAAAATCGTTTCTTCTTCGATACTTTCTTCAACAAGCGGGTAACGTTCGACTTTTTGCAAATCTACCCGTTTTGCGAAACGTTTTTCTTCGTCGGCGCAATAGCCGATATAAGAAACAATATAAAACCCTTGTGATTTCATAAGTTCTTCTAACTGCTTTTTCGCCGTTAGTTTGTAATTATCATTACACCACCGCGAAACCCTTGTCGGAAAACCGTATCTTTCGTAAAGTTCTTCCCACGTTTTCTTAGGCTTTATTCTTACAAACCTTATTCCGAACCGCTCGCATTCCGACTGCATATAATCAATTACGTTTTTTATGAACGGATAATCGATTTCAAGTTCAAAATGCACAACGCCGTCAAGCGGGTATTTATCAAGGTTATGT